TGGAATGTTATTCCTGTATCAACATCTGTTTGTGCTGTAATATCTGGTGTACCTGCGGCAGTGAATGTTAAGTTATAGTTACCTGCTGATTCTCCAGTAAAGTCATGATCTAACGTGGCACCAATTGACCCAGGTGAACTTCCATCTTCAGTTACTGCGTCATCTGAACTAGTGTCTGCCCAATCATATGTATAGCTATCTGCATTCTGTGAAGTATTTGTTACTCTTGCCAACGCACGGTTAACACTGTTGTAATCTACTCCGTCATATAAATCATAAATGTTATCACCACTTCTGTCTGATGTTGTAACTGCTGTTCCTGCTATGTTTGCTCTAACATCTGGCTCAACGTGGACTGTAAAGTCTGAACTTATAAAAGGTGAACTTGTGTGATTTGAGATAACTCTTAAATTACCTGTATAGTCTTGTGCTACACCGTTAGCTTGGTCACTTGAACTTAGAGTAAATGTGTGATTAATTGTTCCGCCAGTATCTCCACTACTTCCGCTACCTGTGTTTACTGTTGTTGAAGATGTTCCATCTCCCCATTGGTATTGATATTGGATACCGTATGTTGCGTAACTACCAATTGTACTTTCTGTATTATTCGTAAACGTAACAACGTGTCCTGAAGTTCCTTCTTCGTTGACTCCTGAGTTATCATTTAATGACACAGTTGGTGTATGTGTGTCGTATATTTCTACAGCATCTGTACTGTTGGTTGGAATCGCACTTGGCAACGCAGTTGAGTGACTGTCTAGTGTAACTGTAACTGTTCTTTGTTGTTCTTCTTCTGTTGATGCTGTAAATGTGTGTGCTAGTCTGCCACCTTGTGATCCACCGTCTGCTGTATCATCAGTTATAACATCATCACTGGAGCCATCGCCCCAATCAATGGTATATTGTACTGTTGCTCCACCAATGTTTGTTGTATTATTGTCTAGGTAAACTGTAGCACCATCGTCCCAATAATTTATTGCTGATCCGCCACTTGAAGCGGCATATATCGCAAAACTTACCACAGGGTCTGCTGTATAAATTGTAATATAATCTTCTCTAGTTTTACTTGCTGTTGAGCCTGTACCTGAACCTGAATTGTTAAATGCTGTTACTGTAACGTCAAACGGTGATCCAACATTTGAACTGTATGTATGTGTTGGGGTTGAATCTGATGTAGAAGTTGTAGTATCTCCGTCGCCCCAAACAATAGTATATCTGTTGGCATTTCCTGTTGCTGTGATAGTTAGTGTTACTACTGTACCTGCACCACCACTTGTTGTGTCTGCTGTAAAGTCTACTTCTTTAACGAATGTACTATTTCTTACATTTTCAACTACTTCATTTAAATCATCTATAGCATCAGTGACTTTGGTTGATGTTGTCCAATTAATATATGCACCGTCTGTTGTTAACGAACCATCTGCGGCTGACCCTAAGTTTATTGCGTTACCAATCTGAGCCGCTCCACTTATTTGATTGTCAACATATATTTTACTAGCTACATCTTGGTCTTGTACTGGGTCAACTACGTTGTTTATAAAATTTGTTGATGCATCAATGTTTCCTGTGCCGTTAGGCGATAATGCTATATCTGCATTAGTTACTATTGATGAAATTGTGTTGTCTGATATTTGTACGTTGGCGGCTGTTACATTGCCTGAGACTGTAAGGAGGTCTGTCGCTGTTGCTGTGCCAATTGCTATTTTAGAATTTGCATAATCAACTACTAGAGTGTCTGTATTAAATGTTAAATTAGTATCTCGAGCAAGATCGTCTCGCAAGAGTCTACCAGATATTCGGCCTTTAGCCATAGTGTCTCCTTATCCTCCGTATTTCACGGATAACCTTTTACAATCGCAGGTTTACCTCGGTTTGTCCTCCGCCCAATGCGGATTATGTGTTTATTTATCTGATTTAAGAAGTTGGAGTTTGGCCAATGCCTTGAACAACTGATATTGTTTCACTTGTTGGTGGAGCTTCATCAAATGTAATGTCATCTGATGATAGTGTGTAATGCGTAGTTGGTTCTTGATGTACGCCGCCAATAAAGACTAACAATTGGCTTACTGAGCTTGGAGTTGTTGACAGTGTAAATGTCAGAGTTGAATTATCGCCTGTAAATGTATCTATAGTAAGAGATTGTTCACCATCTATAGCCACAGCTTTAAAAGTAGATCCGTTATAGTATTCTAATCTTCCTAAGTCGGTATTAAATCTAAAAGTACCAAAGTGTGGAGCATCTGGTCTATTTGCACTTGCTCCGCTAGGAATCTGTATTGCCTTTGCAGTTGTTGATACTATTGGTTCTTTAAGAAATTTACCTGAGCTCATTGTTTAATTATATCGCTGTGTATGAAACTGTACAACTTATTGATGAAGCCGTGTTAGATAATGCTGATACAAAATCATCATCTTCTAACAGAATTTTTTCACCGCCTGCATACCATTGATAAGTGTCTTTTGATGCAATTTCTAACTCATCAACTATTATATTAGTGTCAGATGCTGAACCACCATTTGGTACTATGTTAACACTTATTGTTACTGTTGCACCACCATAGTTTGTAAAAGACAACCACGTAATTGCACTGTTGTTTGTCGATGTGTATACTGTTGTTGCTGAGTCTGCAACTAATGTCGATGTTATTGCCATTTTTATTTCCCTAAAATATAATGCCGAATACTACGGCTTTCGATTTACTTACTAGTTCATCTGCTGTTGTTGTGTCTGTTACTGTGTATAATCCTGTTCCGCCCGATCCAGCTACCTTAGAATAAACTGTAGTATATCCTGATTGTCCTGTTGGATCACTGCCTTCATTTTGTAATCTTACTGCTGATCCATCAACATGTAAGATGCCTGTTCCGTCTGGGGCAATAACAACATTTCCATTGCTTGCTGATACAATACTTTCACCGTTAACATCTAAAGAGCCGCCTAGTTGTGGTGTAGTATCTTCTACAACATTTTCTAGACCTAGTCCGCTTGCTGATGAAGCAATAGGAGTTAAACTTCCCGAACCGTTATCAATTGACCATTTATCATTTGACTCGTCATACACTATCCTAGAATTAGTAGAACTGCCTCTATCTACTTCAAGTCCGGATGTTCCGCCTGTGACTCCTGCGCCTGCTTCGCCTTTATTTAAAACAATAACACGATCTTGTATATCTGTATCTTGAGAGTTAACTGTTGTTTGTGTGCCACTAACTGTTAAGTTTCCTGTAACTGTAACAGCACTAGAAGATATAGTAACAACGTCACTGGCACCTAGTGTAGTGATATCATAATTACCATTTATTCGTTTATGTGTACTCATTTACTTTTCCTATTATAGCTTATTTATCTTTAACTTAAACTCGTCCATCATAATATTCACTATATTGTTGTTAGTGAAATCAACATCTGAAGAACTTTGATCTTTAACTCTAAAAAATGTTACTTTAGGAAATGCTTTTGATATTTCATTAACTTGATAAATCCAATTACCTGCATATGTTGGTTTATCTGTGCTCTTTCTGTAAAACTCTGTGTCAGCATAAACATTATTAAACTTATCGTCTGTTGACCCAAAATCAAATCCTAACAAAAATACATGTGTTGCTCCGTCTATACAAGCTCTAGATATTGCAACAGGTCCAGAACTATTACCGTAATACGGTCGTTCTATTTTTAATGCGTTTGATCCTTGTATAGGTCGACGTGTCCAAAACTTAATTTTTTTGTCTATGCCTTCTTCTTGAATTTTATTTGCAATTAGTCTATCAGTTGCTACTAAAACATGAGGCATGAATTCTCTATAGATAGCATTGCATCCGTACACTAATCCTTTATTTTTTAGCTCGTTAGGATCTACGGCTAATCTACTTTTTCCATTTCCTAATACAAATGATATTGTCATAAAAAAATCCTCTCAGTGTATTTACTAAGAGGATTCCTGTAGCTTTAAAAATATTAATTTTTAGATAGCTGTTAAACGTAACATGGATTCAGCTGAATCATCTTCTACTGCCCATGAATAAACTACACCAGCATAGTCAACTGCTCTGTGTGCTGTAATTTTTTGAATCGCTTTTGCTTCGCCTCCAGTGGTCAATCCAACAATCGACATTTCACCGTCGTCATGTGCTGTAATTTTATTAACTAAAGTGCATTCGCCTTGTACAGTATCGCCGTCGTTTGATACTTTGAATGTTTTAGATCCTTTTTGTGATAGAATATATCCTTCAAAATCTGTCCCATCAATATCCGCTCTAATCGGAATTGTTGGAGCCGCATCAACACCTGTTGGTCCTAAAAATAACTTATCTATTGGTCTACCCATTTTATATTTCTCCTTATAGAAGTCCAATGTGGGTTCTATCCACTACGCTGGTATGGTTAAACAGCATAAACTAACCGCCCTATGCAATTAGCAATAGTATTTATCGTTATATTGTTGAAACACAAGTTCAGCGTACTCTTTATGCCATTTGTCGCCTGGATGACTTCCGTCTCTTGCTGTAGTATCGGGGTTAATGCCAAAGTCTGTGTATTCGCCTGGGCCGTGTACTAAAGGAATATTTCTAACTAGACAAATCTGTTTTAATAAAATTATATTTTTTTGAAAATTATGATATGCCCAATTTGGGTTTTCTAGTAGTTTAGGATATTCTGCTGTGTCTAATTGATAGTCTGTTAACCAGTGCTTGTCTTTAGGTAATTCAATTCTAGACTCTGCTGGCCAACACACTGCTACCAAGTTAGGTTTTAATATGTCTATAGTCTTGTATATTGAACGTACAACATAGTCTGGGCTCGTACTACTCTGTGCTAGGTTCCAAACTGTTGTAGGCTGGTTAAAATGCGTCTTAAGCTGTTGTGTCCAGGTGTTCTCATACTTAACACCTATGCCCACTGTTAGACTACATCCTGATGTTAATATGTTAAAGTCTGTGCGTTGGTTAAAACTGTCTGAACGAAAGCCGTGGTCATTGAACTGATAAGTTATCTCATCCTGATTACTAGTATTTTCTGGTGTGTCTGTGTCTACCCAATCATAAGTTTCGTTAGGCGGATACTTGCTCAAAAACAATTCTTGTTTCCATGCATCAGCGTAGGAGCTCTTAAAGTTCTCAAATGGTAATCTATTGTTCATTTAGTTTTTTCTTTATTTCGTTGATCACATCAATGATAAAATTAGAGGATTCGCACATTTCTTTATTATGTCTAGTTACTGTGTCCATCTCTTTAATATAATTTATCTTAGTTTCTGTTGACAAGTTATTAAACGACTCTAACGACTCAACTATTGCTTGTATTCTTTTATCAGGATCCTCAATGGTGTCGTATTCTTCACTCCACCAATCACTAAAGGTTTTAAATCCTATAGAATGTAGTGCTTGTAAGTATCCTGGTGCGGCAAATATGAGAAATGGTTTTTTTGCTATTAGTGGTTTACTAATTTTCTCAGACATAATGTAACCTTGATATTCAGTTTCAGTTTCAGCAACCAAAGACACATAAGTGGAATTATATACTCGTTGTGGTATAACTTGACTGAGGTAATTTAGTTGACCAAATCCACAATTTTCTGCAGGAATCATTGTTTCAAACCTATTTTTCTGTATTGCTTTACTTAAAAAATCTTGATTATCTAATTTGTTTAATGCTGGTGATCTATATTCTGGTCTTTTTTCTTTTGTGTTATCTCGAGCGTGTAGACTAACTAGGCAATTTTTTAATAGTTCTTTTTTGTCCAACTCAGCAACTATATTGTTTCTGTGGTTGTATCCGTCTTTGCTCATACCACCTAATAGGGCATCAGCTAGAAAATCTTTCTTGCCAATAGTATGAGTAAATCCCTTATTGATGCTTAAAGTCCCTTTTAGCCAACTTGGATAAAACCTAGTAGGAAAAGGCCAAGTCTGATTGTCAATTTCAGTTACTAGAAATATGTTGTTTGGTCTCATTTTTCTAATAGTGTTCCAGGCTCCGTTTATGGCTTGTTGTCTATCGGGCTCTGAATTAATGAATACCGTTAGTATATCTGATTCCTTCATACTATCATTATGGCAAGGCTGTATGTCAACTTCATGTTCTTCCCAATAATCTACTTTGACAAATTCTTTATCCAGACTAAATAATTCAGGTAACAGATCAAACTCGTCAATGACTCTTATCATAATCTTTCCATTATTTTACAACGAACATTCTCAGTCTGATCTTTTAAAAATTGTTCCGACGATACTAGCTGTCGATTATGTTCTATCATGCTTTTGTTTTTTTGATAGATATCATCAACACTGTCATATTTCAACATATCGACTATAGCATCTAACTTTCTGTCAGCGTCTGTAATCTTATCAATGTCTAATACTTCAATTCCAGCTTTTGTTAGATATTCTGTGTTAGTAATAGGGCCCCAGGTTAGTGATAAACAGCCTAACAGTAATGGTCTCCAAGTTTTTTCTGATATGAGTGATTTTTGATCTGGAGCGCCTGTCTCTCCAATCACATGTATTTTAGCATTATAAGCAGGATGAACTATGTGCTTATTGATAGATTGTTGCTGTTGCCCAAGTTCTGTGCGAAAGTCAACAAAGCTGTCATCACTAGCCCAAGGTACGCCAGCTGTGTTATCTCTTTTGCCCTTTGGTACTGTGTTTGAGTAGTTTTCTAATCCGTAATTGTTGATAACAACAACATCGTCTTTGGTAACATATTTTTTAATCCTGATAGCTAACTCTAACCTATGATATCTTACTGTGCCCGAAAGATAACTAAATCTATATTTCTTTTCAGGTATTTTGTTATGTTTTAATTCAAGTTGATTTTGATATAGAAAACACGGAATATCGTTTGGTTCTAATATTACATACATTGATGGATCTACGGCTTTACTGATTCCGTACTTCCAGAGATCAATATTTTTAAAATAGTTTTTATCCCAACACAATACTGGTAGCTTGTTTGTTTCTTGACGACATTGATCTATTACTTCAACAAGTTTTTCAATATCAACATCGTGCCCTGGGTAAAAAGTGTCTTCATTAATGAAGGCTAGACCATCCGTTGGAATGCCTACAGCATCAAGTTCGTATTTGTGATTGAAGTGATATGGCACGTTTTCATCTCTCCAATAATTGGATGTTAATAGTTTATATTCTTCCATACGTTTACTTATTATCTAGAAATATAAGTCAAAAAAAAGCACTCCAAAGAGTGCTTTTTAATTTTGTGTAGTACAATGTCTACATCATAACATAAGTTAAACTTATGAGAATGATAAGTTAGCCATTGAAATCTCACCAAGGTAGTCACCTGCGTTACCAAATGATGATGCTGTATTTGATAATTCAACGTAACCGTATCTTGTTAAGAATGAAACTACTGGTTCAAATGTTGCTGGATCTAATACAACACCTGAGCTCATTAATGGAACGTATGGGCAATAGAACGCCGCCGCATCTGATTCGCTTGAACCTTTATAACCTACTAGTACTGCTGTAGTGTCTGAAGCATATGAATCAACATAAACTTTCATAGCACCGTTTAGAGTACCTACAAACTTAGTGTTTGTTGGAGCTTCAAAAGTACCTTCTGTACTACGAGCAAAAGCTGAAGTAGTTGCAGATTGTAGTACTGTTAACGCCGCTGGCGATACAACAGCCCAGTTACCTGCGCCACGTCTTGTACGTTGTGCGATTTTGTTAGCTGTTCTGTTAATAAGAACTGCTAGTGCCGCATGCTCGTCACCAACGAATGTTGCTGTACCTGATACTGTAGCTTGGTTATAAGCTTCTTCTGTTGCCGCTAATGCTCTAAGTGAACCTAGAACTTCTTGGTCGATCTCAGCAGTAATTTCTTGTGCTAGTGCCGCCATGATTTCAGCTTCAACGTCAATACCGTGCATTGCTTGAGCATCTTGAGCCGCTTCAAACGTCCAACGTGCTTGCAATTTACGTGTTTTTGCTTCAACAGCTTGTTTTAGAATTTGTACAGAAATCTTACGACCACCGTCACCTTCTAAAGCTGATGTTGCCGCCGCATCCCCAGCAGTTCCGTCACCGGAATAAGCAGTAGCAATTTTAAATGGTGATAGTGCTTCGTCACCTGCTACTACGTCGTTTGCTGTACCTGTTGCGTTATTTGTTTCAGCATATCTTACACGTAATGTGTGAATTTGTCCAACTGGACCAGTCATTGGCTGTACACCAACTAATTCGTTAGCAATAACTGTTGGCATTACTCGTCTGATAACAGGTAGAATAACACGGTTAAGTGTTGCTACGTTACCAGCTGTTGTAGTACCTGTTGCTGATGCTTCTGCTAAGTGCTTCTTAGTGTTTTCTAAGATAACACTCATTGAATTGCGTTTAGAGCCCTGTAGACCTTCTAACAATGCGTCTTTGGTCTCACCCCAACGGCTTTCAAGTAGTTCGTTTGACATGATTTTCTCCTAATGTCTATACTTATAGTCCTGCCAATTTGCGTAAGTCAATAACTTGTGGGTTATCTTCTTTTGCTTCAACTGGCACGGCTTTATCCCCAGTAACTTCCTTAACAGATTCTGTAAGCGTTGTTTTTTTAGACTTCACTACATTCTCGTTAAGCACCGCTGGGAGATACTTGTTAAAAGTGGCATCTAATTTCTTAGTTTGCACACTTTCTAATAAATTTCGCATAACTTCTGCTTTTTCGTCGTTTAACGGACTTAAAAGCTCATCTAATTTTGCTGTACGCTCATTAGACTCTTTAATTACACGAACTTCTTGTTCTTTTGACTCAACCAACTTGTTAGTTTCGTCGAGTGCTTTGGTTGCTTCTTCTAATTGCTGATCTTTTTGCTCAATAGTTGATATTAACTTACGAATTTCAGCATTCTCATTTAAATGAGTACCTGCAAATTCACTTGCGAATGTTTCAAATATTTTACGTCCAAAGCTGTTCTCACGAGCAACTTTGATATCTTCTTGCAATTGAGAAAGTTCTGCTTTCAAATGCTTGGCAACTGCATTAGTCATTTTCTCGCTTGATTCTGTAACAAACTTAGTTTTAAGTTGTTCTAGTTTTTCACGAGCCTCTGCTACAAGTTTAACTTTAGTTTCTACAACGTCTTGTTTATCTTGTGCAAATTCTTTAATTTCTTCTGCTAATGCTTTAACTACAAACTGTTCTAATTTTTCAACTGTTTCAGTTTGTACTTTTCTGTCTTGTCTAAGATCTTTAATTTCTTCCGCTAATTTAGTAACCATAAAGTCATTAAATTTGTTAGCGTTTTCTTTCATTGATGCATTAAACTTAACACGGTCTTCTGCTAACTGAGCTTTTTCAGCTTTCACATCTTCAAGTTCAGTAGTTAGACCTTCTGTTACCATGCGATCGATCGCTTCAACCATATTACTTTTATCGTGTTCATAACGTTGTGCAAATTCCTCACGGAGCTCTGCACGAACCTGATCTTTGGTTTCTTCTAGTTTAGTTTCCCAAGCTTCTTGGATTTCTGTTCTAGTTTCTTCATTAATCAGATCGCTATCTAGCAATGGTTTAATTACGTCTAGCATGCGATTCTCCTATAACTTGAGATCTTTGATCAGCTTTGTTACTTCGCTTTTCAAATATCTCTGTAATTTCGTATCACTTCCTGCACTTTTAAGATTTTCCAAAACTCTATGTCCGCCATTCATGTTAATGAGACCTTCATAGATTGCTGTTGGATAAGCATTTGGTGCACTTGGTTGCGATACTATGTCGACAGTGATAATTTCAAAATCACTGACGTGTCCTGAGCCTTCGGAAACGTTGCCACTTCCTCGACTAGAAACTCCTAATTTAACACCTGAACCTAACATAGTTTCTACTAGTTTGCCCATTGGTGTCGGTAAAATTTTCAATTTACCATGACCGTTTGGACCATCCATCCACATTTCTGTGATCATATGGCTTACACGATCTAAATTAATCTTTAAATCATCTGGGTGATCAACTTCGCCAAGAACTGAATATCCACCTTTGACTTGTTCATTTAAGCTTTTTACAGCATTTTGAATTTCGTCTACTGGATATACACGCTCATTAGCATTTTTGACACCACCCTGGATGCAAATACCTTTCATAAAAAGGTCTTTACCATCTTCTGAACTTTCAGTGACAATATTAGCCGCTGTAAAGTTTAGATGTTCTCTTAGGTATGTTGTCATTCTTTAGTTAATCCCTATTATACTTTTTTAAGATCAGGCTCAGTAGTTCCGCCCATATCTTGTGCTTTTGGTGCTGGAGCACTTTTCTCTTCTTCTGTTTTAGCTGGATGAGCATCTGCTAACTTTTCTTTCTTACCACCGTCAGCCGCAACTGGAGATGTTTTGTTATCAGTATGAT